CGGTTCTGATTCGCCTAGAGACAGGCCCGCATGCGCTGCTCCACTCAAATGGCTATGCGCTTACGCTTCCGGGGACGTATTTAATATCCAACAACTACACTCCAGCGAAGGGGAGTTTATACAGCGGCACATATACGTCCGGGGGGACAATCACCGGAACAACTGGCCAGACGTGCAATCTGGCATTTATCGGAGGCGGCGGGACTGGAGCGACGGCTACGGTGGCTCTGACCGGAACGAACACAATCGCCAGCGCTACGGCAGTCACGATGACCCCGACAGGTCAGAGCGGCTACACCAGCACAGCGACCACAGCTACGCTCAGCAGCGGCTCGGCGGCGTGCAGCGGCACCGCGACGGTCGTGACAGTGCTAGGTGGACTAGCCACGATGAGCGTGCATAGCGCGACTGGTGCGCTGCTCGATCAGGAGACACTGATGAATTACGCAGGTTCGACGGTGCAAAAATTTGGGATTGGCAACAACGAGAACCAGACCAATTCCAACACCACATACTTCGGTCCAATCTACTACCAATGGACCTCACCCAGCACCGATATGTTTGGAGGATGGTAATGAAGCAGCTATTCGCAATCGCACTTGCACTCTTCGCGGGGACTGTGTTCGCGCAGGCTCCCGCAGCCACGAGTTTCACGGCTAACCTCACATGGACGTTGCCAGCAACCTGTACGGCAGCAGCGCCCTGCACTGTGAATCTCTATCGCTGGGACGGGGCTTGCCCAGCTACGGGACAGCCGACAACGACCAGCACCAATTTTGTCGGAACGGTTGCGCAAGCCACAGCCTACGCGGATACGACGGTGGTGAGCGGATCTACCTACTGTTACGCCGCCGAAACCGTTCAGGGCGCGGCGCACAGTGGGCCGAGCAATTTATTCACGCTGGCGATTCCGGGGGTAGGAGCGCCCACGCTGTCTGGAACGACCGTGACGGTGACGGTGACGGTCACGCCGTAAGGGGTGGACCCGGCGAAGGTGCAGTAATGGCGGGGCCGGGGTTGTAGATTACGGGTACCGGGGGAACGATGTGTCAGAGGATACGATAGACAGGCTTGCAAGACTGGAGACGCGTATGAGCAGGGTGGAAGAAGGCGTATCTAACTTCCGGGCATTTCAGGTGGATGCGCGGGAGTTTTTCACCGAGCAAAGGACTCGCGCCAAGTCAGATGCGGAGTACCGCACCTTGAGGGATGAGGAACTGAAGGCAGAGGTGAAGGCTGGGCATGTGATGTTCAATCACAAGTTGTCCATCGGGATGCTGATTGTAAGCATCATCGCGGTTTGCTTATCCGCACTCACCATTTTCATTGGCTACAGGGCTGCGCACGGAGCCTACACGGTCAACGAGAACCGGCCGCCCGTTTCATCGACTTTTCACTTCCCGCAGGACGCAATCACTCACTTCACTGGAGGTAACTGATGTCCACGCCAACCCAGCCGCTCCCCGGTACGCCGGGAACCTACGACCCGAACGACCCCAACCCCAAACCCAAACCCCAACCCCAGCCGTGTGTGCGACCATGAACCACGGATTCCTTGAACGCTGGGTCGCAGCTATCAACGGGATAACGACGCAGGTTTGGGCGTTCTTTATCCTCATCACTGGAGTCATTGCGGTGATACTATTTCATCGTGAGGGCATTGCGATTGACATTGCAGCCGGAATCATCGGGGCAGGGGTCAATATGTTCACTGGACAGGCAAAGGGTACGATTACCACGCCTCCAGTGCAGCCAGCAGATTTCCCTACTCAACCGGGACAACCGTCGAACCCGGCGACGAAAAACTGAGGATTTTGAAGGAGACAATCGTGAGCATCTTTTCAAGCATCGTAAACGCAGATCACACCTTCGCGGCATGGGCGGAAAAGGAACTGACTGCACTTGTGTCCGCTGCGCCCACCATTGAAAAGGTGGCTGAACCCATCCTCAAGTATGTCGGCGGCGCGTTGCAGATTGCGGCTGGCATCGAACTGGGAGCACCCGCTGCTGCTATCGTGGGGAGCGTGGTAAGTCAGGCTCAGGCTGACCTTGTGACCGTCTCAGGCTTGATTTACGACTTCGGTGCCAACCCTACCGTTGCCGGTCGCGTCACTGCTGTCCAGAACGACCTGAACGGCCTTCTCGCGGCTGGTCATGTGAGCAACCCGAAGTCTGTTGATGCCGTCACTAAAGCCGTCGCATCCCTCGGCGCACTTGCAACCGCGCTGGCAGGATGACTCGTTGGCTCCATCTCGCAATCACGGCCACTGCCATAATAGCGGTGGCCCTTTGCGGTTACGGGATGTGGGGACTGAATAGGCATCTCATCCAAGCGATTGACCACGCGAACGATGCGGCAGTCTGCCTGAACGCGACACTAGCGCGGGTGAATGGTAAGTATGGAACGCTGACCGAAGTAGACAAGCTGGTCATGGCCTCCAAATCCGTCCTCGTCCACACAGACATGGTGGTGGCGCATGAGGACAGGGAACTGGTTCGATACGATGGCTACGTTGGGCAGATGGCCTTGGACGTTCATGCGACGATGGAAACCACGCGAGACACGCTCAAAACAACGCAGGGAGCCATCACAGCGGTCACGGTCGATGCACAGACAGCTAATGAGTCCATCGCCGCGCTGCAACCGCTCCTACAGGCTTCTACGCGCACATTGGACACCACCAACCAAACCATCGGCGATTTGGACAAGCGAATTGCTGACCCGAACATTGCCGCTACCGTCGCCAACGTGCAGGGCATCACATTCCAAGCAAACCGGGTAGCGAAGGATGCGGCAGATGTGACGGACCGATTGAGCAAACCGAGGCCGCTTTGGAAATCGCTTATACCTGGCGGAATCCTCGCGGCGAAACTTTATGCTTGCGCGGTTCAACACGTATGCGTAGACTGATGGCAGGAAAAGAGCAGATGTGCAATTGGGGAGGCTTCGGCTTCCCCTATTTTTTTCTCTTCCGTCCGCCCTCGGTAGCCGCTTCTTCCCCCCACGGCACCGCCGGCACATAGTTCTCGGTGTAGCGATACTTTACGTTCGCGTCCCGCCTGCACTCGCGGCAGACAGGATGCGAACGCAGTAGCTCAGACGGCGCGAACAGGCAGCAAGCCTTCGTCTGTGTGCATATGCGGCATGTTGCGGTGTACGGGTCGGCGGTCATGGTTCCCTTTCTGCCAGCGTAGTAGACTGCGCCATCGGCTTCATTTGCAGTACCGCTGCCTTGGCAAACTCAAATGCCGCTACGCGCTCCTCGCACCTCTCGCTTCCATCATCAGGAAACTGCGACAGGTTGCTCCTTCGGATGCCGATGGACTCCCATTCCTCCAGCGTCTTCCAAAGGCACCCCATACGTACCATGCGCGTTCCGTCCTCAAACAAAATCGCGTAAACGAGGTACGCATACAGCCCCGAGAACACGCGCAATTGTGCGATTTTCTTCCTGCGCAGGTTGGCCCCGCTCAGGTTGGTATCGCGCAGGTCGGCACAGCTCAGGTTGGCATCGCGCAGGTCGGCATCGCTCAGGTCGGCCCCGCTTAGGTTGGCACCGCGCAGGTCGGCACCGCGCAGGTAGGCACCGCTCAGGTTGGCATCGCTCAGGTAGGCACCGCGCAGGTCGGCACCGCTCAGGTTGGCCTCGTACAGGTTGGCACCGCTCAGGTAGGCACCGCTCAGGTCGGCACCGCTCAGGTAGGCACCGCTCAGGTCGGCCCGTTTCGAAACCGCCTCGACTAGCGATTCTTGGATGGTCGGTAAAGCCGACGTGTAAATACCAGCACCGCAGATGTTTTTGATGATCATTACTTCGCTCCCTTCTCTTAAACTTCCACCATTGTTACGGGGTAGCCGCGATAGCTTTCCCCTTCGCCAACCAGCATCACACCTGTGTCATACCCGCGTGATTTAGCCTCACTCGGAGACATGGGGCGGAATCGAGTGTGCTTCACATCGGCGACAGTCAAAGCAGCCAAACATCCCTCATCGGTGTCCATCCACGCGGCTTCACGAACTAATGCAAGGAACTTCTCGGGGTCAATATGTCCGTTGTCATAGATAACAGTTTGGCTGCGACTTAATCCGGCATTCCATTCCAGCTCCCGAAGATTGCTCATTTCCCGGCTCCCTCCTCTAGCGCGTCCACGCGGAGCACTAGGTCGGCCACCATCAGCACCAGGTCGCTCACCATCTTGGCGAGTATGGCGTCGTGTTGCGGAACCTGCGCCTTCTGCACGCACGCTTCTCGTTCTGCTGGAGTCATCGCCATGTATGCTACGTAGCTCGGCTGTGTGGATTCGCCGGGCACGGGAGTCGGCTGCTCTACAGCCCAACAACGGATGTAGTGACGGCAATTGGAGACTCCAGAACCTTCCTCATACTCAATACGCTCATGGCATATAGAGCAGTAAGCCGAGCTTTCCTCTGTGTCTGGCTTTTGAAGCGGCTGCTCTACCTTCACTGGCTCGGCGAGACGTGCGCGTACCCGGTCCCAACGGAAGTAACTCTCGCTGAATCCGTACTGGCCACGCTGTAGTTCTTCCCGCACCGCATCCAGCACCTCGTCTATCAAGGCTGGCCGTTCGGCCTCGACTGCTGCGCGGGCTGCGTTGCGGTACTCATGCTTTGTGTTTTCTGACGGGTGCAAGCTGTCCCACGCAGGTGTGCGCCCAAATGACTCATACGCGGCCTTGCCGCCCTTCTCGTATCCCACTTGCTCAATCATTGCTCTCTCCTCTCAACAAGCCCGTCCACCAGCGTAATGCCGGTGATTTCCTTGAAAATCTGCTTGAACTTCGGCCCTGGGTGCAACGCTCCAGTCACCAGTTGGTGAATGTACTGCTTGCTTGCCGTCACTCCCCGCGCCTCAAGCCACCGACTGAACTGCGTCGGGCCCAGCCTGTTGGCGCGGAGCCAGTCCTTGAGCACCGTCTGCGCCTCCGTATGCGTGTAATGCTTGCGATTTCTCATACTGCAATCGTCCCACTTTCCCCGTGTAGTGTCAAGAGAATACTTTACCGTCTGCTACTTTAGCAGCGGTAGAACGTCGTCTAGGGACGTTGCGCGGATGTGGATGTGTCCTAGCGCCGTCACGCGCTCTGCAAAGGCTTGTTGGGCCTCTACGGTAGGATTCTTGACCTTGCCCAAGTCGGGCCGCTTGCACTCAATCCATAAAGGCGGCTGGTTGGCTGGGAACACAACCACATCAGGGGTGCCAACTGGACATAATTGAACGTAGCCTCCGCGAACGCGCACCTTTCCTGAGTTGAGGCGCATTGCAAAGTATCCAGCTTTGGTCAGCGCGTTCACTATTGGCGTGGTGATTTTGCTAGTCTCGCTCACTTGCTCTCCTCTTTCTCCGTGCAGCCCAATATCAGTCTGCGTTCCGCATCGCTGTAGCACCTGTCAAGCTGCGATAGGAAATCAGCTTGGCGCACTCCGTCGGGGCGAAGTACCCGCTCCGGTATCCCGAATCGCTCCGCGTACATTCGCACTCGCGGGTCGGTCGGTCTAGCCATGATGCACCAGGTTCATCGCACCTTGCGCTACAGCGTTGGCGACAGATGCGGGGATGGTCGCGGCGGCTGCGGAGTAGGCTCGTCTTGCCTTGGACTTGCTTCCAGTTTGAATCATGCCGAACTGCTTCCGGTATTCTCGCTTCTGGTCTGGTGTAATGCCGTGCGTGTCTGCACCTGACCCCATTGCAACTCCCTTAACCGCCGAATACGACTCTTTCGGGAAGCAAGCCGGTACCGCGTTCCCCCAAATATGGAATGGGCCGCAGTGGTTGACAGACCGACCGACGAACTTTTGCGCTGCTCGGACGTTTTCCATGACATAGGGAACGCCTGATTCTTCGCACAGCATCCGCGTATGGTTGAAGAGTCGCAAGCCCATCTCAGGAAACTTGGGGTCAGGGTGAAAGTGCTTCATGCCGTGGACTGAGAACTGTTCGCAGGGGCTGGACGCGCAGATGAAGTCAACCTGCATGGCGCGTATGTCTGCTACCGTAAGCGCAAGAATATCCTGCAATCGGTAATCAACGCCGGCGGGGATTCCCATATCCGGCATCACGAGGTCAATCGCAATCACGTCCCATCCTATTGCCAAGAACGCTTGGGACCAGCCTAAACGTCCTGCGAACAAATCGAGGACTCTCATGGTTTCTCCTGTCCAGCAGCCCCGCACCGTTCGCAGATGCGCGGGGAGTCGCTCTCGTGGAGGCAGTAGCGGCAGCTCATAGATTCACCGACCAATCACGGGTGGATTTCAACCATTCGCCAAAGGTCATGTTGCAGTCGTTTTCCAAATACGCTTGGTATCGCCTCTTTGACCGACTGAGAACCGGAGGCTTAGGACTCGCCGCCTTCATCGCTGCGATTCCCGCCTCAGTCACCGAGCAGTTGAAGTAGGGGAGCCAGGTTGTCGTCTCGTGCTGCTGCATGAGGCCTATAGCGATAAGTTCGCGGCAGTCCGGTTCGTCTCCTGCCCCTGCGCAGAAATGGTTGCGGGTGAACGGTCTGAATCCCTTTGGGGTTCTACTGTACTGGTCTACGCCGAGAGAGTGCTGGAGAATTTCTAGATGTCTTGGGGTCATGCGCTCACCCCCTCATCCATGCACTCTTGGCACTTGCGCGTGTGGACAGGTAGCTGGTCCTTCGCTGTCTGCGCCCACATCCCGTACAGGAATTTCAGCGCGTCACAGTCGGCAGCGCGACACCATCTCGTTGCGTCCGCGATGCACCGCTCGATTTCCTTGCGTGTCTTGCACATCAGTTGGCCTCCTTCGGCGGGTCGGGCAGCGGCATCCAGTGGGTGAACATAGGTTCGTCGTAGATTCCGAAATCTGTAACCCAAGGGCCTCCGCGTTGATTCTTGTTAGGTTTTCGTCTGGCGACCATCCAAACTCGACCTTGGCACGTGCAAGCAAGTACGCGCACCTCGATTTCCGGCATCCTGTCCTTGCAGCTAATCCACTCCATCACTCTCTCCCCTCAAATGTCAGGTAGTCGCCCCTGAATCGCACGTTGACCGCTCCCACTGGCCCGAACCTCTGCTTGCCGATGATTATCTGGCCCTCGCCTGTAAACGCGTTCGTATCCGTGTCTACTGGCAGATAGGGCAGAATCACCCCATGCGCTGATTCCTCAAGTGTCCCCGACTCTTTCAGCCCGAACATATTGGGCCTCGCGTTGATGTTGCGCCCCTCCGGTCGTGCCATCTGAGACAGTAGAACCGTCGTGACGTTGTACGCCTTGGCAAACTCCCTCAGTTGACCGGCAACCTCGGAAACTCTATCGCGTGGCTCCCGCTTGCCGCGCACCTTGATAATCTGCGCGTAGTCCACCACGAGCAGCTTGATTCCCAAATCCCTGTGCGCTCTGGTCGCATTGAATATCAGGCGGTCAAGCTCAATTCCGCCAGTGTCGGAGATGTGCATAGGCAGCGTCTCAAGTATCCGCAGACCCTCCAGCAAATTCTGCTTATCCGCCAAGTTCATCAGGTACGGGTCGCGCACCTTCCACGCTGGCATTTCCTGAATCAAACACGCGGTAATGTCGTGCCATGATTCCTTCGTCATTTCTCCGGAATGGACATAGGCGGGTGTTCCGCCCAATACCGTGTGCTTGACTACTTGCCGAGCTAGGGTCGTCTTGCCGCGTGAGGGAGGTGCGCCGATTATCCACAACTCACCCAAACGCATCCCGCCATTCGTCCAGGAATCCAGCTTGTCAATGCCGAACGGTATCAGGTCCGTGACCGTCTCAGGGTGCATCAGGCGGCGTTCCGCATCCTCGGCCATATCTGCGGCTGAGAAAACGTCCGGTTTGCCTGTGCCTGATTCATCCATGATGGCTGAGACTTCGCCGGCAAGCCATGTGCCTATCTGCAAGCCCGTCTCCGTCTGCTCGTAGGCTTTCGACTGTAGCAGCGTCCCTAGGTTCACCATGCGCCTGAGTGTCGCCTTGTCCCGCAAGATGCGGATGTAGTCGGCAATGACCACAGACCGGAACAGCCCTTCCGTGAGCGAGAACAGGAAACTCATTCCGCCGATGGTCTGCAATTCGTGGCGGTTGCTCAACTCGTTCGCCAGCGTCACCGTGTCCACCACTCCCTCGATAGACCGCATGGCGGCGAAGATGCGGCGGTGTGAATCAAGGCAGAAGTCGTCAGGCTGCAAAGAGTCCAGTTCGCACAACCGCTCACAATCGAGCAGTACAGCCCCTAGAATCGTCTTCTCCGCGTCTAGGTTGGCAGGGAGGCATATTTCGCGCACCGATGGCTCTGGCGCGGCTTCCTGCATCATGTAGTCGTCAATCACCGTCCCGCCTCTTTCCGCAGCCGCGCTTGCTCTGCCAGTTGCGCCTGCACGTCTAGCTGGTATTGCGATGGGGCAGTTGGTTGCGCGGGGAATAGGCTAGTTACATTCAGCGGCTTTCCGAATCTGTCCAGTGGACCAGCGGCATACCCGGTAACGCTCCCAATCCACCGGCTAGGGCGCTCAGTGTGGTTTACCTCAGACTTGAACCGATTCCGCAGAAACGCTGTGAACTGCTCAATCGTCGTATTCGGTGCCTGCCCAAGCCACATTCCCAACTGCTTGCCCTCCTGCGGTCCCCAAGGCATCTCGAGTCCCTGATTCTTAGAATCCCAATATCGTTGGATTGCTTCTTTGAATACCTGGTGCCTTGTGTCGCTCGAAGCCTTTGGCTTTCGAGAAGGCTTTTTAATAGAAAGTGAAACTGAAGATGAAGGGGTTGGTTTTTGCTTAACTAGGGTGGTTGGAATTTGGTTAAGCAAAACAGGATTTCCGCCCTTAGAACCTGCATCCGCACGTATTTTCCTCAGATATTCGTCCCTGACCATGCGCCGATTGATCACTGCCCCTGTCTCCTGCTCGCGGTCTGCTACGCCGTTGGTTAGGAGGGTGGTTAGGGTTTGGTTGAACATTTGGTTATCCAAACCGATAGCCCTCGCAATCATTTCATCGCTCATAGCCTTACCATTCAGGACGAGAACGCCTCTTCGCTCAGAGTCGTGCATGAGCATGAGCATCTCAAACCACACCCCTCGGTCATGAAAGGAAAGGGACTGCACTCCCATATCCTTGCGCCAATCGCCGGGATAGAACTGCAATGCAGGTAACTTTTTGTCCTTCATGGATTCACCTTTTACCCCTTACCTGCGCTCTAGTTTGGGGGACGGGGGGCGGTGAAACCCCCCATCTGACCTCGCTTGAGCAGCGGGTGCGGCTCATGACTTCCGCCCTCCTAGTGTACCGCGCAGTTCCCGCCTACGCAAGCGGCAGTTTGCCCTGTTGCGGTTGCGGTTCGCGGTGGTTCCACTGAGATATTGCCTCGGCTTCGTCAGACCAGCCTTCATTCTTGCATCCACAGTTCATGCACTCGGCGGCCCAACGATTGCGGAAGGATGATGACTGTCTTCGCTCTTTCCACACTTTAACGCCATACTTCTCTGGCTCTCTTCCCCCAGCATTCCCGCAGAACGGGCAAGGTTTCAAATCTTCTCTCATCTCTTCCTCCCAATAGCGCATCCCATGCGCTCTTTGTGCTCCTGCCAGTTCGAGACAGGAGCGTGACAGGTCGGGCACCAGGTTAGCCGCCCGACGATTTCGCAAACACGCTCTGGTGGATCCGATTTCACGCGCCACACTTCGGGCTTGACCTGCACAGGCTTCGGTTTCTTCGTTCGCGCAAAGCTCAGTCGCTCACGTTCCCCGTGGTGCTTGACGACGTGGTAGGTGGTGCCGAGCGTCTCCGCAATCTGTTGGCAGGTCTGTTTGCCCAGCAGTGACCGGAGCTTCGCTTCTCGTGCGGGAGTCCAAACGAACTCAAACGACCCGTATTTGATTTTTGCGCGTGTCATCTTGCACTGGACTTGAAAGAATGTCCGGCCGAGGTGCTCGGCCATCTGGTGAAGGGTGAGCGTCCTCGCGTTGGTGCGGAGGTAGGCTACATCGGACGCGGGCCACTTGCGCCGCTGGGGTGCGCTACTCATCGCCGTCCCTCCGCAAGTCCCAAACCGCGTAGAGAATCGCCATTGCAACTGCGAACCCCATAAAAATCCATTCGCTCGCCGTCGGCATCATTTCGCTCATAGCGTCTCCTGTTCATCGCGCTCGGTAATCATGCGGTTCAGCGCGTCCAGAATCTCGCCTTGCGGTTTGCCCTTGCGCTCCTCAAGAAACGCCCCACGCTCAACAATCGTCATGCCAAGAATCTCGAACGCAGTAGTGATCCGCGGGTCTACAGAGGCCACTGGCGCGGTCGGTTGACGTACCGAGTGCAAGACCATCTCCAGAGCCTTATTGCGGCCTTGTGGCACCGTTATCGGCATATCCTCCACAAGTTCAGGACTTCCCCAAATGCGGAGGCAGTCCACATCAGCGCGCCCAAACTTGCAAGTGGTCCCATACCATGTGACCTTCTTGCCAATCCAGTCGTGCGGGTTGTTGCCGAACATCCGACGAAGACAGAATCCGTTTGTCTTTGGGCAGACGTACTCCAGTGGCCGCTCCGCAAAGCTGATAACGACCTTGGATGCCGTCTTGTTGTTCTCGCCCACCAAATCCTCAATTTTGATGTCCTTGATGGTCAGCGTGACTTTCTTCCCCTTGAGCATATCCGCCTTGAGGAAGCGGCCTGGGTACAGTTCCGAGTATGTATCAGGTAGTGGCATTATTCGTCTCCTTCGTCGTAGGTGAGGTCGGCCAAGTCTTCCGCGCTCGTGTAGGCATAAGCGGGGAGAACGAGGTCCGATTCTTCGGGTTGCGTGGGGGGCCAGGTGTTCGTCTTCTCGCACTCAGCCAACAACTTTACCAGCGCGTCCAAATCCTCAAGCCCTTGTAGGAGCACATCAGGAGTCAGACGGTAGACCGCGCACTCGTGCGGTGGCTTCGGTTCAACAGCTACGAACTTGAACTTGGGGCGAATCCCCGTCAATGCTTCGTAGCCGCTCGAATAGATGGCTGCTTTGATGTGGTAGTTCAGCGCGTAGGCCTGACCGCCGAACTTGAAGGAGATGCAGGACCGCGCTGATTTCAGGTCCACAATCGTGTGAGCGGATGGTATCAGCTTGTCTAGCCGTCCCTTGAACCTGCGCCCGCTTACCTTGTCAGTCCAGACCATCGTGTACTCGGTCGTTCCCTTCGCGCTCAGGTACTTCCACGCATCGGGACTCCTACGCACAGACACAACTTGACCCACCATGAAATCCCGTTCTGCTTTGGTGAGAATCATCTTGCCGACGTTCGCTGCTTGGAACTCGTCCCACACCTTGCCGCGTCTTACGTTCTGCCCCTCAACCTCGCCGTACACAGCGAAGTCGCCTACGCGATCAGGTTCCAGAATCATGCGGTGAGTAGCGGTGCCGAGAATCATCGCGTCTGTGGGCGGTTGCGGGTTCTCCTTTGCCCACTTGTAATACATCGGTGAGCGGCGAAGATGCACCAGCGACGATCCGTTCAGCGCGTCAATCGCTTGGTATTCCTCGAAACTCATATCAGCGTAAAATCCGTCCTTCATGCTCTCTCCTTTGTCTTCTTGCTCAGCCATGCCCACTCACGCGGGTCCAGCATGGCGGCAAGGTTAAGCTGGTCTTGAGTTGAGGCACACGCGGGGCAGACCTTTTGGCTGTCGCTCACGGTGTCGCAGTTGACGCAGACCCACGCCTTATCCAGCGGGATGTGAGTGGATTGCATTACTCCCCCCATAGCATCTCCGCAACCGTAGGCGTGGGCAGAACGTAGTCCACGGTTTCAGTCAGCGTGGTGAACTTGATGAGGGTGGATGTGTCCAGGAAGCCGAGCATCTCCACCTTTGCGCCAAACTCGATGAGGAACGTCTCCTTGTCCTTCTTGCGGATGGTCACCTCAGCCTCAGCAGCAGCGTTCACCAAAAGCTGCGCTGGTGCGTAGTGGCTGTAGTCGAAGTGGTAAACCGTGGCTCCGGTTGGAATCGAAAGCTCGGTGTGCTTCTCGATGAACGTCGCTACCCTGCGAAGCTCTGCCGCGAACTCTGCGTGACTCTGTGCTCTCTCAGTTGCCATTTGAATCCCCTTTCTTCGGTGCTGCTGGTTGCGGGATGCGTACCCAGCGGTCAGGAACCTTGCGGAATCCCAATCGCGTAGCCAGTCCCTCGGTGACAGGTCGCCGTCCGTTCATGACATCATTGACGAATTGCGGAGAGAATCCCACATCGCCTGCGACCTTGCGCTGAGACTTTGATTTAACTTTCGTCTCCAGAATCCCCACTAGATGCGCGGTTGAATATGTCTTCATGTGAAGAAGATAGCGCATCCGCTGATTAGCGGTCAAGAGTAAATCGCAATAATTCTGTGAATATTCTGTGGAAAACTTTTCAGGCAATGTTTACGCTTTCGTGCGCATGGTCTTAATTGCACTACATGGCGGAATCGTATGCGTTACGGTCACTCAGGAGGTACGACTCATATACGAATCACACATCCTGGCCTACCTCGAACGCATCGCAACCGATGTAGCCAATCTCAGGCGCGACCTGGACACCGATCGACGCGACGCGAACGCTGCAAACCAGTTAGCCATTTCCCAGCTTGCGAAACTCCCCCCAGCGCAAGCGGGAGCCGGGTTCGCCAGCCGCCGCGCGCCGATGCCTTCTTGATTGGTTGATTAGTTGGGGAATTATATACTTGACTCCCTTTCATCGTCTAGCGCCTCCATCCAGACCCGGCGCGGTCAGTTTCACGCACTTCTATGGCTGTGAGAAAAAGTTCGCTTAGGTTTTCGCGGAGGTACTCGACGATATGCTCACATGTGGGATTTTCAAGGCCGGGAAGTTCATTGAGGGGCTGATGGTCCAAGCCAAGGATTATAGGATCAGCAATCGCCTTCACTTCGGCATAGTCGATAATCCAGCCAACCTCGTTCACTTCGCCAGACACCTCAAGGCGAATCTGGTAGCGATGGCCGTGAAGCCTATGGCACTTGTGATCTGTTGGCACTTTGGGGAGCCAATGGGCACAGTCGATTGAATACTCAAGGAAGATGTACTGCATGAATGCCTCCAAACATCTCGCTTTGTACGACCCGCTTACGCTGGCCGGTAGATTCCTCCAAATAAGCACAGAGGCCGCGATATTGCACCTGATCGCCGCGCATCCATCCGGTCCCGTCCACGCTTTCTGCCCCGGCGTCATGACAATCCCAGAGACGCCGATAAGTGTTGACTCTGCCGATATGCACGCGCCTAAACTCCCTGCACCACATCGCCATCGTTTGCCACTTCCACTTTGTAGAGCCACCAACAAACACCACGCTAGCATTATCGGGAACGTCTTTCGGTGTCATCCCATCTTGAACTGCGAATGCGAGCGGCCATCCATATTTCAGAGCTATCGGCGAGTAGGATTCCCAACGTCTAAGAGTTTCAGCGCGGTTGCCAACCATATCAGGAACCAAGCACCAAAGCGGCCTTTGTCCACCCAGGAGCGCCCAGTCGAGAAGCTCAATCCACCCATCTTCGTCCCAGTCATCATCGTGCCCAAAAGCCCCGTTATCAAGACCGAATGCCAGGAACTCGTATGGCCCAGTCTGTGCTCCGGGAGAATAGAGGTGACCAATCTTCCCCTTGAATTTACCGGCGAGGTAACCGACTTTAACCCCGGTGTTGTTGGCCACCATCACGAGCATTCTTATCTGCTTTCCGTTTTCGCTTTTTGCCAGCTTTACTTTTTGGTTTTGGCCTGTCGGCCAGCCGCAAGGTGGCCTGACGCAGAAAAGCCCTAGCGCGTGGCTAGGGCTGTCTGCTAGGCTTCCCGCTTCGGTGCGAGCGGAAGAAACTTAGCCATTCGTGCCGCAAAGTAGATGATGCGAAGGTACTCCTTGATTTCAGCAGGTGTGTATCCTTGCGACTTCCCGAGGTGTACCGCATTTTCCTTCCACCATGCGAAATCGTGGCGCTCGCAACCGATTTGCAATTCAGTGCGGCTGCACATGGTGACGGAGTGTTTCGAGCCTTGGACATAGAGCGGGGATGTTTCCCAAGCGTCGCCGAACACCTGCGCGTTGCCGAACACCCGAGCGTCGCCGTACACCCAAGCGTCGCCGGACACCCGAGCGTCGCCGTACACCCGAGCGTTGCCGAACACCCGAGCGTTGCCGGACACCCGAGCGTCGCCGTACACCCCAGCGTTGCCGAACACCCGAGCGTCGCCGTACACCCAAGCGTTGCCGAACACCCGAGCGTTGCCGAACACCCGAGCGTCGCCGAACACCCGAGCGTCGCCGTACACCCAAGCGTCGCTGCCCAAATAAGCGGACGGTTCGACGGTCGCAGTTTTGTATACCCATCCACCGCCGTTTGAGTGTTGATGCCAGTCGTTCGGCTCTGAGCCGTGGACGCAATCTAACGCTTTCTGCGGAACTTCCATTGTCTCTCTCTCCTTCGGTTGCTGTTGCGGTATCGGTTATCTGATTTGCTGCCGTCTTGTGTGCGCTATTCTTTGTACAAATGGCACTCGCACGTACAGGCGAGTGAGAAACACGAGCGGTGATGTGCTGATTTGCAGTTGCCAGACTTCCAATCTTGCGCGTGGATTCCTTTCGACCTTCCCGGCCCCGGCTTACAGGATGCGCGTGGTGCGACGGCCTCTGCCAGCGACGCGTGGTGAACTTCCACGGTCACAGACCCCGGCCCGTGCCAGATTAGCCGAATGTCTCTGATCTTCATTGCATTACCTCCACAAAAACCACGCCACGATGCCCCACACGGTCGCGCATACCGCAAATGCACACATCCACCCCATCAGTGCCTCAGCAGGACCGCCACGGTCCTCCTGTGCGGTTTGCTGCTCACATGGGGCATACCATGGCTGCTCGTCGCACATCTTCCGCCAGTCAGTGTATGTCAACTCGACAAAAACGTCCGCGTCAACCTCCGCGCTGATTCGCTCACCTTCGATCTCTGCGATTATTTGCATGGTGCCTCCTCTCTTTCTTCATGCAGCGGACAGGCCAGCTTCCGCTGCCTCGCTCCCAGGTTGCGCCCACATTTGGGGCATGGTTTGAGTGTGAGCGGCCTGCCTGCCGTCTTGCGCTTGATTCCGGCGGTGCGGCTGTCCAGTTCCCGATAGAGCAGCTCTAACGGGATCGTTGCGAGGTTCCATGCGGCGCGGTAGTTCATGCCTCCATCCTCTCGGCTTTTACAGCATCTCCGCTGTCGGTTGTTTAAGAGGGTAGGGGATGAGCGTCCTGATGGTGTCAGCCTTCACGCGCTGCCACTTGAGAGATTCACGGCAAGCGCCTTCATTGTTGAGCCACTTGGCAAAGGCTTGTGCTTCCATCGGTGGGTTTTTCATGATTTCCTTTCGGTGTTGATGGCGCGTGGCAGGACTCTAAGCGTCCTGCGAATGGGTGCCGTCTTTCGCCTGGCTTGCCGGTGATCGACCGGACGCACAGCTTACGGCAAGGACCGCGCGGTGGAGGTTAAAACAGTGGATACCCGCTGGATTCTTGTGCGGCTGCATCGGCGGTCTTAGGGATGTCGCGGCCCTGTTCGGCGAGGAAATCCGCATCAAAGGTTTGCTCGCACGCCAAGTAAACTTCGCGTGCTGCGAGGAACTCTACTGTGGTTATTTCCCCAGATCGGTAAGCGGCTTGGATGCGGCGAAACTCTTTGCTGGCAGCGCGTATGGTAGCGAGTGCAGATGCATAGGTTTGCGCCATCACAGCACGAATCCCTTCAGATCGCATTCCACGAGTGCCTGAACCTGTTCGCCGCGTGTGCAGCGATACGTGACCATCCCGCCCAACTTGCGGAGGAATTCAACGGATACCACTGTCCCGATGTCGAAGATCGAATCATGTGTATCCACAATGGCCGTCTTGAAAAGCTGTGCTTTGGTCTTCATTTTTGCTGCTCCTTATGCGGTTGAGTACCGTTGATGGTGCGGGTGATACGTTACTGCAACGACTGCAATCTGGTTTGATTGCAATCGAACCAGGTCTGCACCCTGGCAGTGTGTAGCTCGCTCAGCTGACGACGCTCAGCATTATGCCAAGCGCGCAACTCTACCCAGGCAGCATTGCTGCCCAGATGGTTTTCATCAAGAGCACTAAGCGCCAACTGCCGATATCTGTATTCATCGGCTAGTTGCGAGCAAGAAACTGAGTGTTCGTAATTGATAAGATCCATGAGATTCTCCATAGCCATTTGCAACGCTCCGTTGCCGGTTGTGTGCATTCCGCCGTTATGCTGGTATAGTCACGATATTTGCAACATCGTCATCGCAGTCACTCACCGTAAGAGTGTCGCCACACCCGTCGGGGTGGCCGCTGCCTGCACTATCACTCACAAAGCACTCTTCCCCAAAGTGTCGGCTGACCGCTTCTATTGCTCCCGTTTCGGTTGCGTAGATGGTGCCATTAATTCCGTCGCCCGCTTCTGACTGGATTTCATATCTCATTTGAGGCTCCTCTCACTGCAAATACAGAATAGCACAATTGCGAACTTATGCAAGCGAAATGTGCGATTATCTGTGCAAATCCTGTGAATATCTTTGGCTGCTGAATTGCTAGTCGTGTATATTGGAGTTGAGCAGCGGTGCTCACGTTTGAATTCCTTCGCCGACCTTGGGAGCTTTTCCCGATGCGACAAACGAGCATCGACCCTGCGAAAACGCGGTGGGCGGAAGCCCGGAACAGAGCGACGAGCTAAGTCTATTAGAATTAACGACCTGATAGAACGCTACGCATAGAACACAGCGCCGCAAAGCTAATCAGCGCCCGCCATGCTTAAGGTCGCAGTGTCCCTAAAAACACCCCTAATGCTAAAATCGCTTTGAGGTTCTTGCACTTATGGCGAAAATCGGTAGACCGTCCGATTACAGCGAAATCATCGCAAACGCGATCTGTGACGAAATTGCAATTGGACGATCTGTCCTGCAAATTGCGAACGATCCCAATTATCCAGCAGAGGGGACGATTTACAAGTGGCTGCAGAAACACGAAGGCTTTCGCGAGAAATACGCGCGCGCGCGTGAATACCAGGCTGAACATTATGCAAGCGAAATCATCCACTTGGCAGATACGCCAGTTGAGGCGCGAAAGATTACGATCAAGCCAGATGGCAGCGAAGAGATCGTCATCGGCGATGCTGTAGAGCGATCCAGACTCCAGATTGATGCCCGCAAATGGTATGCGAGCAAGGTCGCACCAAAGGTATACGGCGACAAGCTAGAGCACACCGGCTCAATCGGCATCCAAACGGTGATGCTGCCAACGCCGACGAAGGATGCCCCAGCACTGACAGCGGGCGAGCCAGAGTGGGAAGATTAGCGGTGGATACGCTCTACGCGGTGGAGATCGCCGATAATCGTGTTTAGGTGATACTGGGGGCGGCAATGTGCATATATAAGGATGGGGACTAATGGCACACCCGGCGGTTGTGGGCGGAGTGCTGGATGTGTCGAAGCTTTGGGAGCCGACTGCCAAGAACCGCATTATCAGGCAGTCACCTGCTCACAATCGGCTTAGGGTGGGCGGAACGGGCTCAAGCAAGTCCAGCGACGCGATGATGGAGATCGTGACGGATTATCTCCTGCGCTTCCCCGGCTGCTTTGCGCTGATCCTGCGTACCACGATGCCGGAGCTGGAGCGCTCGAACATCCCCAACTTCAAGGCGTACGTTCCGAGCGACCTGTATAGCTATAACGAAACAAAGCACATAGCGACCTTTTACAACGGTTCGAAGCTGTTTTTCTCTCATATGCGGTACTTCACTTGGAGGGAGATGGAGGCGTATCAGTCCTCATCCTTCCCTGTCATATTCTTGGACGAGTGCGGCGGCATCCCCTTATCAGTGTGGGATTTCTTCCAGGCCCGCAACAGAGTCAACCCAGAGTGTGCGCCTGATGCTGATGGCAACTGGCCGATCCCGTGCATGATGGGAGCCACGAACCCGATCGGCGCATATTGGGGCGAGTACAACGACCGATTCGTGCTCAAAAAGCCTGATGGCCAGCCGGAGGGTAGCAAGACTGATAAGCACGGGCGCATCTGGTCGCCCGTACGCGGTCCTGCATCAGACCCGAGACAGCCCGCAGACTGGCGGCTGGAGTATGACCCGTTCGACTGGGATTACGTCCACAGCACAATCATGGACAACCCGCACATGTTGGCGAAAGATCCCGGCATCGTGGCGCGTCTCAACGCCATGCCGAAGGAATTGCGCGAGAAGCTACTGGACGGCAAGCTGGATACGACGGTTGGGCAGTACTTCGATTGTTTTGACCCGGCGAATGATGTGATTAACCTGCGCGATGACCCCGACGCGATCATCTGGCAGTACTGGCAGCCGAGGTGGTTGGGCTGGGACTGGGGCCGAGCGCATTGGAACTCGGTTGTCTGGTTTACTAAGGCGCTGGTCCGGCGTGCTGGCGGCGAGTACAGCCTCAAGACGGTGCAATATCGCGAGTATGTGGATAGAGGGCGCGATTATATAGAGATGGCGGATATTGTTGAGCGTATGACGCGGATGGGACTGCCTGGCGCGAGTGAGCGTGACAGGGGTGAGCGCAAGGGCTGCGACTACCGGGCTGCTTATTTCAGTCATGAGAAGTTTGCAAAGCAGATGGAGGCAGAGAGTCCGGCTGCGAAACTGTCCAAGTATCTGATGGACAGAGGGCTGACGGCACTGACGCGGGCAACGACGGACAGGGTAGGACGGGCTACGCTGCTCTACCACCTGATTAAGACTCGGCAGTTCGTGATTCTGGACACCTGCCCCGAGACGATCAAGGCGCTACCGCAGTGTACGCGGGATGAGGACAACCTTGAGGATGTGCTCAAGGTGGATACCAAGGGAGATGACGTTTACGACTCTGTAGCGCTTGGCTTGTTCGGGGAGTTGGGCACGCGTCCGAAGCCGCAGGAGGAGAAGGATAGGGAGCGGGTAGAGGCACAGACGGATGAACAGGCGAAGTATTTGTTACGTTACAGGTTGACACAGGAGCGTGATAAGCTAAGCGCAAGGGCGGAAGAGCGGCCGCCGGAGAACTGGGAGTGAGGATGCGTGACTGAATCACAGCGCATAGTGGCGAACTGGCGTGAGCGGCTGATGCAGCAGGGCTGGCCGGAGGATGCAATCAAGCGTTGCATCTCGGACTTGTGCGAGGCTGGGTATCGGCAGTGCGTAGAGGATATTCGGGCAAAGGCGCAACAGAACGAGGCGCTGATAGAGAAGGCGGTTCGGAATTGACCATACGCGAACTGTTTATCGATTGGCTCACCTCGTCTCGCTACATTGGCTGGCTTGAGGCGCGTCACATTGAGCAGCGACAGGACTATACGGCACTTTTGGACGATAAACAGGCGCAAATCAAGCAGTTGCGTGTTGAGTTGGCGAGCGTGAAACTGGAGTGCGATAGAATGCGTGCAGTGCTGATGCCGTTCGGTTCGCCTTCGGGTGCGGCGTTCGCGCAACAGTTCCAGCCGAGTCAAGCCCCGCCTGTTGTCCCTGCGTTCGAGGGGCCGGACGACTGGCAGGCAGAGTTAATCAAGATGTACATGAAGGAGCAGACAGATGGCACACATGAGCACGGACGGCAAGAAGTTCACGAATCGTCCGCCGATGATGGCGCATAACAGGTCGCTTTCGATGAAGGCGGGAACTGCGCCGAAGGTTGACCCTCTTGGACAGCCTGGCGGACCGGAAGACATGGAAACGCCTGAGCAGGACGATAAGCCTGTGCATACGGTGCATCACCCCGAAGGGCATCACACGACGACTCACGAGAGCGGCCAAGAGCATGATAGCCAGAACCTAGAAGAGTTGAAGGGGCATCTGGACAAGTTCCTTGGCGAAGAGCAGGGCGAGCCGTCCGAGGACCATGAGCCTGAGTACGAATAGGAGGAAGAAATGCACTATCGCAACGGACGTGAAGCAAAGAACGGCGACAAAATTGTCAAGCTGCAAGGCGGGGAAGTGGTAGCCTTCGGCGTGCTACACAGCGCGACGCCGGGCAACGACTACTGTAACGGGAACATCGCCGCCATTCAGCCTCCCAATGACTATGCGTGCATGGTTGACTGCCTGCACGTTGATGACGTGGCCGAAGTTCTTGGCATATACAAAGGCTGGGACAAGCGACCAGAGGGGAAATAAGGAGTCCAGCGATGTACGGGACAAAGGCCGTGAATCTTGGCAAGAAAGGCTCTTTCCATATCAAGGAGGGGGCCATGACTGCTGCTGCGAAGCGCGAAGGCGTGAGCAACGCTGCGTATGAGCAGGAGCACAAGGGCGACAGCGGCACTGCGGGGAAGCGGGCGCGGCTGGCGTTGGCTATGGGAAAATGGAAGCACTGATATGGAAATCCTTCCTGATGAGCGCGTTCAACTCGATGAGGTATACGCATTGTTGCGTAAAGCGTTGAAAGCGGGAATCCCCATTGAGGCGCTAAAGGATGAATTGGATTCCGCATATAGAACGCACCTGTTCACAGCGCGGAAGACCATTGCGGATTGGGTACACGTTGATGGAATTTGAGAGACAGAAGCCGATAACGGACGAGTACCGCAAGGGTTGGGAGCGCATCTGGAACTTTCCGGCGATGCGGGAAACCGTCTACCCTAACGGCTGTCCGATATTGAGCGAAAGCGAGCCGGAACCCCGCACAGGCCCGCAGAGGGACGACCTATAATGCCTGACCAGAACGAACTCCAGAATCCGCCTGAGTTGGACGACGATATTGAGCAAATGGACGAGTTTGACCCTGAATCGCTTCCATTGGGGACATTTGCTGCGTTTGATGTGAGCGACCAGCCGTTGTGGACGGACAAAGACGGCGAGTATCAGTTGACGGTCGAGCAGAAAAACACTATCAAGGCGATGGTTGGCGTGGCGGCACAGGCGGATTCGGTTCCGCACCGGATAGAGATTCAGGGCGCATGGATGCTGGAGTTGCTTGACCGTGGCCTACAGCGGATGAAGACGACAAGCGGAGGCGGCTGGGAGCCGTTCTACGGTCGGAGTACGTCGTCACTGGGCGTGTACGGGGCGCAACAGTCAGGCAACTATCACGATACGAACGTCATTGGCGAAAAGAACGACACTATTACGAGTCTGTTGTCCTGCGATATTGCGTCCAGCACGTTCTACCCTGAAAAGCCAGGTGATCCTGACGATGAGGTCTACGCGCAACAGGCCAACAGCTTGAAGCATTTCATGGCAGAGGTGAACAACTACGGCGAGTTGCAGGCCGAGGTTGGGCGGTACTTCTGCACCGATGAGACGGTGGTTGGGTACACGCGCCCTGTAGCCGATGCTCAGCATTGGGGCTATGAGGACAATGCGCCAGACGTGGTGCCTGAGACGGAAGACGGACTGGACCCAGATGCGAAGAATGCAGCGGAGTCGAAGCGGCCTAAGATTCGTACCCTCACCAATATCTATGGCAAATTGTCGCGCAAAGTCCCCATCCTGGCGAAATCCAAGACTGAATGGGCCTACGCGATTCTGGCGCACGAGATCGACATTTCGATTGCCAAAGCAAAATGCCCTTGGATAGCTAAACAGATTACAGCGGGCGACATGGGTATTGCCGAGTTGAAGCTCGACAGGCTGGCAAGACAATCAGTTCAGATGGCGATGCAGAGCCAGTTCGCTACGGGCGACAGTCTGATGCGCGACGTGACTGAAACCTATGTATGGTTCCGGCCATCGTTCTATATGGACGATTCGTGCGCGAAGGACCAGCGTTCGTGGTTCTGGACTAACTTCCCGAAGGGGATGCTGTGCGCGTATGAGTCTGGTGCCTTGGCGTGGGTACGAAATGAGTCGATGGATGAGGTTCTGACCGAGTTTCACGCAAGAAGCGGCAACGGGCAGAATCGGCGGGCATTGACCGAGAGTTTTGCGGGACCGCAGATGCGGCTGAACGTGCTGGTTGATTTGCGGGATGAGTTCTGCCGCAAGTCAATTACCCGCGTTGGTCTGGACTCCGGCGTTTGGAACGTAGACAAGATGCGGTCATCCAGCGTCAGGGCTGGGGTGTATGAGCCGTTCCTGATGCCACCGGGTCAGCGTCCTGCGACGGATACGGTGGTGCAGATTCCGGGAACGAGTGGGACGCCAGACATTACCGCGTTCATCGACTGGATATCGGGACCGCTGGCAGAGCAGTTGACGCACGCGCAACAGTCGATGAGCGGGAGCGGCGACCCGAACGATCCGCAGCAGACCGCGACCGAGTACAACCGCAAGGACAAGAACGCGAAGTCTAGCTTTGGCGAGGCGTGGCGGAACATCTTGAAGGGATTTGCGAATATTAACACGCAGTCCGCATCATGGAACGCAAGAGTGCAGCCAGAATCGGCGAAGTTCGACTCGAACTATCCGGGGATGGGTAGGATTACCGCAGAGATAGGGAAGATGAAGATGGGCGCGGGAGTTGCACGGGCAGATGGTATGTCCGACTCGCCTCAATCGTGGGCAGACCGTCAGGCAGCGTGGGAGAAGGCAATGAGCGACCCTGACCCTGCAATGGCGACTATCAAGAGCGACCCTCAGAACATGGCGGCGGCAAAGAAGTTTATGCCTCCGGGGATGGTGCTTCCGGGCGTGGATGCGGTTGAGAAGCAACAGGCTGAGTTTGATGTGCTGTTGAAGACCGCGCCTACCGACAACCCGCAATTTGTGAAGCTGCAACAGTTGGTGATGCAGGGGACGCAAGCGTTACAACAGGCCGTGCAGATGGGTCAGCAGCCGGACCCGCAACAAGTCCAGGCGTTGCAGCAGGGCCAGCAGATGATGCAGCAGACACCGCCGATGATTTCGAGTGTGCCTGTACGCGGTGACGGAAGCGAGAACGATGCGGTTGAGGCGCTGATATGCCTCCGTATGATGAATTCGGCGGAAGGGCGGCGGCTGGCATCGAGCAAAGATCCTGATGACCAACAGCATTTTGCGAACCTGCATTTGCATTGGCAGCAGCATCAGGCAAGCGCGGCGAAGTTGGCAGTTCAGCAGCAGCAGCCGATTCAGCCAAAGACGAGCATGACGGTAGCGGTAGATAAGCTGGACCCGCAGGCGCAGACTTCGGCGCTCCAGAAGATGGGCATTGCGACCACGCCGGAAGCGATTCAGCAGCAGGACGCTCTTGCCCCTCACGAGGTCAGTACGACCGAAAAGGGAATCGGGCCGATGGGCAGCGAGATAGAGCGCACAACCAAGGTAGTAGGCAAGCCAATCAGTTAGGACGGAGGAACAATGGCAGAGGACGGAATTGGAGCAGTTGCGGAAGTCGTAGAGCCAGTCAATAGCGATATTGATGGGGGGGAATCAACAGAGTCAACAGGCGCGGACGATGGCCAGCCAAATATCAAAGAGGGCGAAGGCGACCGCCAAGACAACCGCCACCAGCCGGACGCGTTGAAGAAGCACATCTCGGACATGCGCCGCCGCGCTGAGGCAATTACGGACCCGGTTGAGAAGAAGGCGGAACTGGACCGCATCAAGTTCCTGTATGACACCAGCGGCAAGGCTCGCGGCTATGAGCAGGTCTATCCGACCGTGCGCGAAGCTCGCGAAGTCAAGGCCATGCTGGATGCTGTCGGCGGACGCGAGGGTGTTACGCAGATGCAGGCAACCATCTCGGAGATTGAGCAGATTGACCAGGCTCTCTCTGCTGGCGACACGTCTGTAGTGGCGAGGATGTGGGAAGAGGCTCCTGACGGTATGCCGAAGCTCATGCCCGCTATGCTGGACAAGTTCGCAGCTTCCAAGCCGCAAGAGTACGAGAGATTCATTGCGCCGCGTTCGATTGGGTTTCTTGACCAGCAGGGCTTCCCGCAGGCGTTCGATTCCATGGTGAATCTGTACGAGGCTGGCGACACGGTCCGGGCGCAGCAGTTGCGCGACCAGTTGATTCAGTGGGTGGCGGGGAATCGACAGGCGGCGCAGCAACAGGCGAAGGCGGACCCGGAAGTTGAGCGGCTCAAAGCAGAACTTGCCAAGCGCGACGAAGGGCAGCAATCGCAGAAGGTTGAGGCTGCTTACAACGATGTGGTGTCACACGCTGGACCTGCAATTGATAAGGTAGCGCAGCCTATCATCGGCAAGCTCGGCCTGAGCAAAGACGAGATGGGCGCGTTTCGGCAAGCTGTGTGGAACGACCTGCAACAGCGGCGCAACGCGCACGCCGATTACAAGACCATCGCCCCGGCCAAGCAGCGGCAGGGATACGACAAGTGGACCGAGTACGCCAACCGCTGGACTGACGACAACGCCGAAGCTTCCGTCCGTGCCGTGCTCAAAACCCCGCCGTGGAGCCGCATCGCCAGCAGCAAAACACCTGTGACAGCCGTCACAAAATCACCCGCTGCCGTTTCCGTTCAGGCGGGAAAAGAGCCGTCTCCGAACGAAATCGACTACAGCGGACGCGGACTGGCAGCGGCGCGTAAGGCAGGGTTCAAGGACTTGGGCGATATGATTCTGAATGGACAGGCTCCGTTGAAGAGCGGCGGAATTCGCAAGTGGCGGTAGAATGGAATTCTGGTACGACCGGGATACCGGGGCGTTGGGCCAGCGGGATGGAGACGATATAATCCTGACAGCCGGGAAAGACCGGCACTTTACTTGTGGTAACATCTTTCCAGCGTGACTGCTCTAAAAGTCCCGTCTCCCTGACGCTAAAAGGATACAGTTTTACCCCGGAAGAGGAGTGCAACGCTCCTTAAAGCTAATGGCTTCCAGGAATGCAGGACGGCGAAAGCCGAATCTCATTTCTAGGAGCATCAAATGCCAACTCTCAATGAAGCTGCAACCGAAAGCATTGAGCTTGAGAATGTAGGACGCGAAATCGCGCTCCTGTGGCCCACCTTCAAGGGCCTTTACGCCGAACTCAACAAGTCAGCGAAGAAAGTCAACATCGCCAACGTGACTCAGGCAGCGGGCACGACCCGCTCAGCTTGGCGCGAACCGATGATCGTTCAGGGCGCTGCCGGCATCTCAGTCGGCACCGGCGACGGTTCCGCGCTCGGTTCCGGCACTGGCTCGCAGACTGCCGCGTTCGCAATGGCCCCGATCTGGGCTTTCAACGTCACCCAGTACACCCGCCTCGCTGAGATGGCGACCAATGGATCAGAACGCGCTGTCGAGTCGTTCACCAAGACGGAAATCAAGCGCAGTATTAAACAGTTCTACAACGGTATCGAAGGTCTGTTCAATGGCGACGGTTCCGGCGCTTTCGACCAGATTCCGGCCAATGCGACTGTTTCGAGCAACTCTGGAACTGGCAACTCGACCAGCTACATCACTGGAATCCAGTGCGCGGCTTGTTTTGTTGACCAGCAGGTTGTCCAGATTTTCCCGGCCGAAGGCGGAGCGACTCGCGGCAACGCGACCATCTCTTTCGTTGACGTAGTTGGGCAGACACTCTGGTTCTCGACCGTTCTCCCCTCCACTGGTGGCGCTACTGCGGTGGGCGACTACATCATGGTTGCCGGATCATCCGGCGCTGTGGGTTCATCCGTGCTCGGCATCCCATACTGGAATACCAACGGCAACGCTGGCACCAAAGGTGGGCTGTCGATGGCAACCTATCCTGGCCGTCTGTCCACGCCTGTCATCAACCTCGGCGGTTCGCAGATTACCCCATCCGTTGCTCAGAGGGCGTTCGTCCTCCTGACCCGCGCACTGGGCGACGATGCGGAAGAACTGGACAAGGGCATCTGGTATGGCAAGCCTGAACAGGTTGCGACCATTGCAAGCCAGTGGTATTCAACCCTCATCACGCAGAACAGCGAACCCAGGACGGCCGAAGGTTTTGACCGCGCTCGGCCTGGAGTTGCGAAAGAGTTCGGCGACAAGCCATTCATCTACTCGAACACTGCCAAGCCTGGTCGCGCCGACCTGCTGTTCCCTGAGAACTGGTCGCTCGGCGAGCTTTGCCCCGTTGGTCTCTACGACTTCGGCGGCGGCAATACTGTGATGCCTGTTCCCGATACCGGAACCAACGTCGGCGGCACCTCTGGCGGCGGTACTTACCTCACTTCTAAGATGTTCGTTTATGAGTGGGGGGGTCAAATCTGCAATCGAGCACCTCGGCATGGATTATTTGTCACAAACGCAGGTACCATTCAAATCTAGCACTTAGCTGGATTTGCAACTAAATCGCGGGGTGGTTGTTTGTATGAACGCCATCCCGCACAAACCCTGAGAGGACGGACTCAAATGGAAGCAATCAGCAAGCGCAAGGTAGACGCGGAGGGGGAGATTCAGATTCCCGACCCAGCACCAGTGGAAGTTAACGGCACCGTGGCGGGGTTCGTTCCCGCATTTGACCGTGTGCTCGTGAAGAGACTGCCGAAGCCGCCAGAGGGCCTTATCGTTCGCCCTGAGATAGCGCAGGAGCAAGCATCGCGTGGTGTGGTGACTGCGGTTGGTTCGAGCAAGAATGAGATGCCTCCGCTTGGCGCGATGGCGAGTTTTTCGCGGTTCGCCGAAGAGAAGCATTTCGATGATGAGGGCGCGGACGAATACGCGCTGGTGTGGAGTGTGGACATTCGGGGGTGGCATTGTGCCTGAGGTTGAGCGGCGGCAATGCCCACAAGCGTTTCAAGACCTGCTGACGCGGCACGTTGGAGTCAACAGGTTCGGGGAGCCGAATTTCATCATTGCCTGGGGTCAGACTGCCATGTACACGGCTGGCGGGATATGGCCGAAGCCGCAGGGAGATGGATATTTCGGCTACCGCAAGCTGCCGCTGTCGAATTCCAGTTTCAGCGGTCGCGGGATGCCTTGCTGGATGATTCTCGAATGGCACCCGCCGGAGGATTATGGCACACCCGCAGCGTACTACTACGACAACCGCGATGAGCAGACCGGGCTACAGACGCTGGGCGAGTACCCGTTTAAGGGCAGATACGAAATTGCCTATCGACTCAACTCGCAAGCGTTCCGCGACGGCAAGCTCCGAGTGGACAATTACCACCTGGACGGCTGGATTTTCGATTTGCTGATTCCCTGCATCCTTGAGGGGCAGAAGATGGACATGAAGGCACGGCTCAAGATGCTGCGAACCTTGAACGAGAAGGAAGAGAAGCATCAGGACGACAAGATAGCGGACGTACTCCACGCGGCAAAGCGGAAGGTTATGCCTTCGCAGATTGACGACAGGATACGGCTGATTCAGCGGCAAATGAGCGAAATGCTCAAGACGTTCGGGCGCGTTCAGCCCGGACTGAAGGTTGGCAGCATCGCTGCCTGAGGCTAAGGAGAAATTATGAGTAGCCCAATTTTGAAGTATTTCACGTATGCGCATCTTCCTGAGAAGTTGCAAGAAATCAGCAAACCTATTGGCGAGATGGCCATCGCCATTGATGCCACATTGCCTGACGGGCCAGAGAAATCGGCAGGTCTTCGCAAATTGCTCGAAGCAAAAGACTGCTTCGTTCGCGCCAAACTTGGGTAATTCAGTTAAGGAAAGGACGGACAAATGGCAACGCAGACGATCATTTCGCAAAACAGTGGGCGCATCACAAAGGGTCCGATTATGAACGGGCCACACGCCTCAGAGGTGTCGAACTACCTTGACCCTGACCAGTTGAGGCGCACCGAATACACGGTTTACATTCATTCCGTGTCAAAACGCTCGTTCGAGCAGCCTCACCCCATCTTCCGCAACGTGATTATCCCGGCTTGCCCAAAAGACAGGCGGTATATCACCTTCATGCGCGTTGGGCATCCGGTACAGATTCCGACCGTTAACCCTGACAACGTGAGCGGCCCTCCGGTTCTTCGCATTGAGTCCGCGATCCGCTCGGCGCTTTGTGTCTGCAATCCAAGCTATGTCGGCAATAACCTCGCGGTACAGGATACGACCATCGACCCGCAGTATCAGATTTCCTCCGGCGAGTGCGATCTGACACGGCAGGGTGTGTTCGCTTCACTGAACGAGTTCCCGACAGAGGAAGAACTGAAGAAGGCGGAAGCTCGCCGCGTGACCTACTACAAGCAGATTTTCGAGGAGATGAACGGCCTTATGCGTTCTGACCCGAAGATGGCTCAGAACAGGCTCGGGCAGGACCATCATCTCGCGGCTGAGATGTTCGGGCAGGATGTGGACTGGCATCGTGTGGTCAGCCCCAAGATTGAATGCCCGAACTGCGGGGAGAAAATCAAAGAGGGGATTGCGTTCCACTATGTCAATGGGAGCAAGTGCATTCTTGATTGGGAGCGGTCGTACTTGGCCGGCGCGGTCAAGAAAGAGGATGTTCCCGAACAGTTTCGCTGGTTTTCCGATGAGGAGCCAGCAAAGCGCGGTCCAGGTCGCCCTTCGCGAAATTTGACGGAGTAACAAGTTCCGGGGCGAGAGGGTTCTGCCGCGCCCGTCCCGCAAAGGTTCACTCGGACCCCGGATTCATTTAGGAGTAGCGCATGGCCAATGTCGTAGTGAACGTTACGAGCTTCCCCACTGTGGCGACCGTCACCAACCTTGTCCGCTCGGACAATCGCGATGATATGGCTGGCGCGACGAACACCATCGGGGAAGGGCAAATCCTCGTAGACAACCTCAGCACGTCGGTCACGATGGCGAATTTCTTCAACTCAGCGCTACGGGAAGTCTGCCGACGGCTCAGAATTGTCGGCGCACCGATGCTCATTGCGGACAACTATATTATTTCTGGTATATCGCCGATGAATGGACCGCTGGGGCTGGGCGTGGCTGACCCATCGGTACAGGTCTATGTAGGGTCGAACGGTTATTTTGACGGGACGCAGTGGGACTCGACTCGCGGGCTACCGCAAGGCTGCTATCAGGTTATGCGGTGCTGGGAGCGCGAAACCGCCTCAAACAACGCATTTCAGGATATGGGCGAACCTGCAAACGGCATGGCGGGAACCTACCAGACAAGCGGATTCGGTCGCTGGGACTGGCGGCAGAATATGGTGTGCCTTCCCGGTTCGCTTGATACGCGGGACTTGCGACTCCGCTACAAGATGATTCTGAACGCCATTTTCGTCTCAAATGCGAATCCGAACACGACCTATATCCCGATTATGGGATGTGAGGAGGCGGTTGCGCGGACGATTGATAGACTGTATGCCGCGCGACAGGGCGGCGCACTCTACGAGATGCGGAAGGCTGAGGCCGACAGCGCTGTATGGGATTTGCTGAATGAAGAGGTTCAGCATAAGCAGGGGCAGGAATATCAGCCCATGATTTACGGTTCGGAAGCTGGGCCAGTTCTGAGCTATGGTATCTGACCACGGCGTGAGGAGCGCCACAACAGCAACAAACGGCTGAGGAGGCCGTTCCCAAATGGCAAATCAAATTCTTGTTAACCCTTGGCCGCTGATGGGCGTTGATTTCACCGAACGGGCGGAAATCATCACCGGGTCCATCGCGCTCGCTGGCGCTGCAACCGCAACAGGCGAACCCCTGAATTGGGCGAGCCTTGTTTCGGGTATTGGCTATAACGACTCGAACCTAGTCGGATACGGAAACTGGGCGGCAGTGCCTGGAATCGTCCAGAACAATGCGACCTCGCTTGTGACGACCTTTGCGGCCTCGGCTGGAACTATCACCGCGACTGCGGCGAACAACTTCTTCCCCGGCCAGCGCGTTTCGTTCCTTGGCAACACGAGCGTACTCGGCTTGCTGCTGAATGGAACCTCGGCGACAGTCGTCACCGCGTCTTCCAGCCAATTCACATTCCTCAGCGCCGCAACCGGCACCGGAACATCAGAAGTCGGCCTTGCGGTTGCAACGGGCGCACAGCCTGTTGAGCTTCTCGCGCCGAATGGTCCCAGCCTCACCGCTCCGGTCACTGCGGTATCTGCATCTGGCGGCATCATCACTGTGACGGCGGCAAACTTCTTCCTTCCCGGCGCTGCGGTGGTCTTCCAGAATCCTTCGGCTGGCACCCTCATCACGGCACTGGCGAACAGCGGAATTACCTACACCGTGATTCAGTCTACTGGCACGGCGTTTACCATCGCCTCGGCCCTGACTGGCACAACCGGAACGGCAAACGCGGTAGGCTTCAACGTGGCTCAACCGTACTGCGTGGACTTCTGGTCTACGAAGGCAAGCGGCTACATCTACTCCTACTCACAGGCGACGGGCGTTCTGTTCGTGCAGGTTGGCGGCGCATCTGCCAGCTTGCCGGCAGCGAATCTTTCAGCAGGTGCATATCCTGCTGGCGTTCTCAGCGATGTTGTTCGCTTCCAGGCTTGGTTCCGCAAGGGGTGATTTTTGCCGGGTCAACCAGTAATTCTCGACACTTTCGGGGGGATTGTCTCAACTACTCGTCCAGAAGACTTGCCAGATGGGGCATCCCCTCGGAACAACGATGTGGACTTTGTGGTGGGGCGCTTCGTTCAGCGTCCCGGCACACAGAACGTCTATTCCTATGTAGGCAGCGAATACGGGCCTCATGGCGGCGGAACTGCGACGGACCTGAATACTGCGGGGAATCCGTGGTCGAATCCCGGAAATACGCTGCTGAATACGGGAGTTTACGCGACGTGCTCGATCGGCGGGAACGCGAACACATTTACAACAGCGGCGACTGGCACATCTATCGGCGGCGGCGTTGCATGGTCAAACCCTGCCAATATTGATTCCGCAAGCCTATACGCTTCGGTTGCGCTCTCTTCGGGCGGTGGAACGGAGACCCCATCGACAACCAGCGGGACAGCGCACGCTCTCGCAACCAGTTCCAACCCCAGCCAAAGTAATTCGCTGGCAATCGGCTCTTTTGCTTCCTTCGCTGCTACGGCGGCAACTCTTTACGTCACGGTCAGTGGCTCAAATGTCAATGGCGGATCCGGTAATGGGTCTATGGCGCTCGCCTACTCAATCAACGGCGGAACCTCGTGGACAACAGCGCAAATATGGAACGCGAGTTTTTCGAGCACGACGGTAACGATTCCGATTACAGGAATCACCGACCTGAGTACAGTAAAGATTCAGATTACGGCTGACGCGGCGTATGACGGCGCGGGCCTGAACAACGACAATGTGACCATCACCGTCACCAACTGGTACGCGACGGTTGCAGGCGGTTCCGGCCTGACCTCTCAGACGCTCAATGCGGCCTTTTCAGGAATTACCGTTCCGTCCAATGCGACGATTACAGGTGTGGCCGTTTCGTTTCGCGGATACTATACGGGCGCTGTACCGACCGTGGCGCTCTCGCTGAACGTTGGGACAGAGATAGATACCTTTTCGATGCTGGCAATGCCGGGAACCTACCTTGGCGGCTCAAGCATTGACCTTTGGGGCTACTCCAGTTGGACTGCATCGACCATCAATTCCCTCGTTGCCAGCTTCAACGCATCCAGCACTGGAACGACCTCCGTATTCCTGAACAGCGTGAACCTGATTGTCTATTTCACGCTTCCGAACGCAAGCGACAAAATCCAGATTCAGGAGTTTACCTTCGGGCTACCCTCCACGATTTCTGTCACCGGAATCGCGCTGGCAGCGAAGGCTTTCGGCACAGGCGCAACCCTCCACGCGCAACTGCTCAAGAATGGCGTAGCGTTTGGGAGCGCCTACTCGATAGGGATGGGAACGGTTGTCTCAACGCTCACCCTCGGTGGCGCGAACGATGCATGGGGCGCGAATTGGACCTATGCAGATGTGGATTCGCCTACCTTTGGCGTTGCGGTATGGGTGCAGACCTCAAGCTCAGCAAGCGCGTCTATCGGCTACTGCACACTTGCCATTTTCGGGACTTCGCCGGGTGCCAATTTCAATGGGATTGTGGACGCGAACATCAATCAGACAGACCAGACGACGCTGCTGCTCGATGCGAATGGCTCAACGTGGAAGGAGGATGTAAGCAACGCGCCGAATCAACTTGCGCTGGCCTCGGTCATTCCGCTTGCAACTCCCGGTTCCTATTTGAACGGTCTGGACGCGAACGGGTCTGCATACATGGTCTACTCGGACTTGACACAAGGCATCTCTCAGCCGATGCAGTATAACGGGCAGTGGTGCGACAGGATTACGCAGGTCGGTCCCGCTCAGGCTCCAATATTCACGCCTCAGCAGACGACCTCGGACAGGTTTGCGATTACCTCGATTTCGCAGCCAGCAGCGGCTTCGTATGGGTACAGCTACTTCCTGCAATCGAGCGGACCCGGTTCAGTTGCGCCGGGGAACGTCATTACATTCTACTACCAGGATTCAACGCTTGGCTCGGCAAATGCTGACCTTGTGGCGGCGTGGGCAACTGGCAACGCTGTCATTATGTATGTGTCGTTTGCCGGAACGCCCGGACCATTCGGGCCGCAGGTGGTTCAGGTCACGTCGATTGGCGAAGCAAGCCCTCCAAGCCAGCCGCGCAATTTCTACTACTTCACTTTCGTTGTGACGGGGAGCGCGTTCACCTATTATCAGGGAAGCGGTCACGCTGGCTACACAGCCAACTTCCAGCGGTCGCTTGCTACACTCCTCGCAGCGGCCGTCCCGGGACTGACCGTTGGGAGCCAGATTACGGTTGCGGGAAACATCGTGGCTGGATATGACAGTGTTTGGACGATTACACAGGCGCTTGATTCCGGCGCGATGCAGATTACCAGCACATCGGTAACGGGCGGAGTGGCAACCTACAATTATGCGATGCAGTCAGGCACCGCACCTGCCGTTGGCGAACTGGTCACGATTACCAACACTACTAACGCCCTCGGACAGTTGAACCTGACCAATGCTGCAATCGATACCTCGACAGGCGGCTCAACGGGCTACTTTACTATACTCGTGTCCATCACCGCGACCTTTCTCTCTTCGTCCGAGCCTACGAACGCGGTAGCGACTACGGCGGGAACCATCTTTGCCTTTGACCCGGGCGCGGCACTACTAACGACCTCCACGAATCCGATATTCGGCCTTGGCACAGGCGGAACGCTCACCTTCGCAAGCGCGTTGAACAACACCATCACGCCGGGAGTAAAGCAGGGAAGCGTCTTCTTCATCACAAGGAACGGCGCAGTGACGCGGCCAGCCCCTCCGTCAAGCGTGACGATTCCAACCAACTGCGGAGCCATTCTAGCCAGCAGCATACCGACTGGGCCTCCGAATGTGGTGGCAAGGGGAATCACGTTTACCGAGAGCGGGCAGAACGAGGTTGTCGGCGCGAACTTCTACTATTACGACACCGCGCAGACATACACGGTCAACGGCATCGAACTGACCTCGGATGCGCTGATTATCCCCGACAACACGAGCACGACCGCGACATTCTCGTTCTCAGATGCGGTACTGCTTGCCAGCGATGAGATTGATGTTCCCGGCAACGACTATTTCAATCTGATTGAGCTTGGGAACCCCGCATGGGTCTTCCAGTATGCGAGCCGGATGCTCTATGGGCTTTGCCAGGCGAAGGTGCAGAACTTTCTGAATCTGACCTTTGACGGCGGATTCCTGCCTGTTTCCTACCCGCAACTCGCGTTACCTTTGGGATGGAACTATCAGGCGACGGGAACGATGGGCCTTGTGCCTTCGCTCGATTTCGGCAACGCGTTCAGCATAACGAATACGACCGTCGCGCCTATCACCAACGCGGCTGTTCTCTTCCAATCGGCATATCAGGACTACCTGAACGTCAACATCCTCCAGCCGAATACGGTGTATTCCGTGCGCGTTAAAGCGCGGTCTACCGGAGCAGATGGGCAGATAGTGACGATTCAACTCCCCACCTACGCGAACAACGCCTTTGCGCCTGCACTCTTTGGTTCGGCGACGTTCTCCTTCAACCAGGGCAGCTACCAGATACAGGCCTCAACTCTGATTACAGGGACGGGCCTTGCGACGGTTCCATCCGCGCTGCAAATTGCTATTGGCGTGAGTGCGCTGGCGGTTGGTGCTGGAGTAGAAATTGACAGGATTGAGGTTTTCCCGACAAATAGCCCCGTGGACACGACAACCATCTGGACAAGCTACGCGAACAAATTTGAGTCAGTTGACATCAACTCTGGCAGTCTTGGAATTGGCGCGGAGAACTCGCAACCTGCAAATGGGGCGTTTGAGATTCTTGAGCAACTGTATATCGAGAAAGCAAGGTCGCTCTCGGTAACGCAGGACTCGCCAAACTACGAGCCGAATAACTGGACCGTCCGGCAAGCAAGTGACAGGGCGGGAGCAGTCGGGCCAAACGCTTTTGATGAGGGCGAAGAGTTTACACTCACAGCGAGCCGCAATGGAGTCTATTACTTCGATGGCGGCAAGCCACAGCCCATCCTGCGGGAATTGCAGAACACCGCTGTAGGCCTGAATCTATGGGAATACGTAAATTGGGATGCAGGGAAGACGCTGTGGATCCGCAACGACCTCAACAATCGTAGGCTGCTGATTGGGATTCCGCTCATCACGCCGAACCCATGGCTTCCGAACGCAGCAGCGGCTACCCCTACAAGCCCGAATGTCATTCTGATGTGCAACTACTCAGGATGCCCGACCGGGCCGGACCTTGCCGAAAGCGCAGAAGTCCACATGACGATGTTCGGCGACCTGAAAGCACTGGATATGAAGCGCAAATGGTCCATCTGGCAGATTCCGTGTCCAGTTGGCGAGTTTGTGCCGCGAAACGACGGCTACAGCGCACCGATATTCCTGTGCAACGGCATCAACTCCAGTAAGATTTACCAGTTGGTGAATGGCGCGGCGGATGGAACAGGCCAGAACACGGACGATGGCGTTGCAATCAACTGGACATATTGCAGCTATGGACTTGTGAAGGCAAAGCAGGGGCAACAGGTGCAGGGACTTGGCGCATTGCGTAAGGTCTGGTACTACCTTGCTGCAACGATGTCAGGGACTGGACAGGTTTCCGGCAAACTCTACTCGAACACGCTTGGAGCGGCTCCGCAGAACACCTATACGATTCCGCTACCGTTCACGCTGTCGTATCCGGCGCAGAATGACCAGGAGCGCGTCCTAGAGATTGGCGGTCAGCGCGTCTTCATCGAATTTAGCTCGGTTGGCAGTGGCGGATATAGTGAGATTGGGCCTGTAATGATTGATGGCGAGATGGACAAGGTCAGTCCGCATCGAGGTGTATCCTCTTGAGCAATGCGGCCAAAGGCGGGTTGTCTGGCGGACGGGCGTTGACGAAGTTGATGCAGGAGAACCCGACGCATGGCTCACTTATCCAGAAAATCATAACCGCAGTGAACACGCTGGCAGACAACACCGCTTCGAGTGCGGTTGGGCGCATAACGCCTCCTCCGCCTATCAACGCGCTAAACGTCAAGGTATCAGGCGAATACGCTCATGTGACCATCACGCATACAGGGAATATTCAGCAGGGAATATCTTATTTCGTAGAAGCCGCGAACAACTCTGATTTCATCGGGGCGCATCCGATTCACTTCGGGACCAGCCGAACCCGCGACCCGATACACCTTGCGCCATTGGATGATGCGGGAGTTGCTCAGACGTGGTACTTGCGGGGTTACGCGCAGTATCCAGGTTCCGACCCTTCGACTCCTGTCCCATTCGGCGGAACGGTGCCAACTCCGGTGACGACTACCGGAACGACTCGGTTGACGTGGCAACCGTCCACAGGCAGCGGAACGGCTTCCAATTCAGGGCAGCAAGCGGCGTGGGGTTTTGGGAAAATACCCCGGAGGCAGAATCAGTGAGCAATAGGATACTCAATTTGTTATCATCAAAGCGACACTGGACGGGTGTCGGGGAAGGTACTCGCCCATGTTTGGATTAGGTGGACCCGGTTACGATCAAGCTCTCGACGCAGCGAAGAATGCGAGCAACGTAGGCGCGGGATACGGCGCAGATGCTTCCAACGTCAACTCTCAGTTGATGCCATTCCTAACCCGCGAATTGAACAACCCCCAAGGCTATACGCAGCAACAGACTGGCTCCATGCTCAATGCAGCGGAGGCCGGTGCAGGCGGCGCGACGGCGGGGCTGAATACCGAAGCGAACCTTGCATCGGCGCGGGACCGGAACAGTGGCGGGTTCTCTGGCGCATTGGATGAGGCTGCAAGGGACAAGGGCAAGACGCTTTCCGGCATATCGAGCGGGATTGCTTCTCAGGACGCGAATTTGCAGCAACAGCACCAGCAGGACGCGGCTTCCGGCCTCAGCAATATGTACGGGCAGGACACGTCTGCGCAGTTGAAGGCGATGGGGCTGATTCCTGAAGATGTGAACGCAGCCAGCAACGCCTACGGCAAGGGTGATTGGGCTTCTGGGCTGAATACGATGCTTGGAACTGCTGGAAATGTCGCAAGCATGGCATCCGGGTTTAAGATACCGGGATTCGGAGGGTTTTAATGGCTCTCTTGATGCAAAAGCCGGATGCGACGGATTCCCCAATTCAGGGCATGGCAGCGCCTCTGGTGCAGCACCCCATGCACGCGATGGTTACGCCGATAGTTGGCAGACCCAGCCTTGCGTCAATGGTTCCCCCTCCTGATACGGATACACCTCCTCCGCAGATGAGTCAGAGTGACATTGACGGCATGAGCGGTGGAGGCGGAATGGCAGCGATGCCGCAGTCAAAGCAGCCGATAGTCCGAACTATGACCCCATCTGAACGAATAGAGGACCATCTCAATCAGAAGTTGATGGCCGATTATGAGAAGGATGCCAACCCATACGGCTCAGCAAATAATCACCCCGGATTCTTTGGGAAGGTTCTGCATGGTCTGAGTGTGGCGACTGGCGGACCCGGAAGGCGCGAATTTGAGGAACAGGGCGGAACTACCCGCAGTGGTCATCAAGTCGTAGGTCTGGAGAACAAGATTCAAGGTATTGAATCGCAGCAGAGCCAGCAAGCATTTCAGGGGGCAAATACTGCGCACTTGAACGCGGAGACCCCAGAGATTGCGCCGAACGCAGAGAGCGAACGAGAGTTGCAGACCGCGCAAGCCGGGAATCTGGATTCTGAGACTACGGAAAGGGCACAGACGGCGGCGCAAGGGCCATCTCTGGCGAACGCCTACGCTCATGCGGTGAATCAGGCAATTACGGCTGGACGCGACCCCGCGCAAAACCCGATTGTGCAACATTTGAGCGATGCCATCACCGCATTGCAGCCGCAGCAGAACAAAACTCAGGAAGCACCGAAGACGATTCAGGTTCAGGTTGGCGGCAAACCTCATCAGATGGCGTGGAATCCGAAATCTGGTAAATATGACCTTGACCAGGGTGAAAGCGGCGAGAAGCCTCCAACTATCAAGGTGGGCAGTGGCGATGCTGAGTTGGACCGTACCGGGAGCAGATTCGGTAAGCCGTATGAGTCTGCGGTATCGAGTGCGAATACGCAACTTGAGAAGATCGCCGATGCGAGAGCGATGATTAACGGAAACGCAGAGGCCCAGGCGTTAGGAGTGCCTAAAGTCCTGACGGCACTTGTTTCCGGTCAAGGTTCTGGTGTCCGCATAACACAGGCTGAACTGAACATGATTGCTCATGCTCGCGGAATCCAAGGTGATTTTGAAGGATGGATGAACAAGGTTAGCGGCAAGGGTGCGTTAACGGACGAGCAGAAGCGTCAACTTTCCGGGGTTCTGGATGATGCCAAGCAGCGCATCATCGTCAAACAGCAGATTGCTAACGATACGCTTGACCGAATGAATGGAGCGCCTACGAGACAAGAAATCATTCAGGCGGATAAGGACGCACGGCAAAAGCTGTCGGAATATGAACAGCATGGATTTTACACAGGGCAGCATATTCCACAGGGAACAGTTGTCGGGTTTAGCGCAGACGGTAAAGTGAGGATAGACGATGCCCGTTAAGGAGTATAGCCCGGACCAATTGCAAGCGGCCAATATGGACCAGAGCAGCGCATCCGACTCTACGCCTCCCCCTTCGATGCTCCAGCAGGGCATGAGCGCGCTAGGGAACTTCGGCAAAGGGTTGTTGAAAGGGGCAGGCAGCACATTACGCAACATCGGGAACCTTGAGGCCAAAATTCCCGGGCTGAAATCCATGATGCCTGCCGATGTGCAGGATTTGCTGGGTTCCGAAGGCGACCAGATGGTGAAGCCTCAAGGAATGGCGCAAACTCTTGGTAAGGGAACCGAGCAGGCCGCAGAGTTCCTCATTCCTGGTGCTGGTGAGGAAGCAGGCGCTGCCAAACTCGCGTCAATGGCTCCGAAGCTGGGAAAAGCCGCTCTCCCGCTGGCAAAGGTCGCAACTTCCGCGATTGGTTCCGGCTTAGTCAATAAGGCGCAAGGCGGGAACTTCTCTACTGGCGCGATGATGGGCGCTGGTGGGCAGGTAGTTGGGCAAGGCTTGAAGGCGGCGGCCCCTGCGCTCGCGGAGAGTGGATTAAACATCACGAAGGCTATGAGGGGAAGAGGACGCGATATTGGGCAGGCTGTTCTCGATGAAACTTCCGGCATTCGTCCATCCACGGTCGCGGAGAGCGCGAAAAACAAAATCTCCTCGCTTTATGGGGAGAGGCAGTCTATTTTAGACAAATCCAGCCTAAAGCCTAATCCAGTGCGCGGATTGCTTTCTGCCCCAGCGCAGGAAATACCGCTTCACGAGCAGCCCTTCGTTCCCGGAGAACTATCGCGCCCGGTTACGATTGAGAATCCCGCTCGTCCGATGCCAAAGCAGCTTCCCGTTTCCACTAGGTCAACGCCGCTTTCTTCGCATAACGACATTTTCCCTGACCAGTTGCCAGGTGCCACCACCACTATTCCAGTTGATACTCCAGCGGATGCACCTGGGATGGCGCAAAGGCAGTCTATCGGTCAGATTCCTGGATACTCCGGCGGTCGACAGCCATTGCAGGGTGTTTTGATACGTCCTGCTGCCGTAGGACGCGGAGCAATCCCTTCAACGCTTCCGAATAACGTCGCATCTCTCGGTCCAGCGCGGAGAGTGCTCGCCGATGCTATGAGCAGTGCTCGCGGTATGGAGGCACCGACACTTCACGGACAAGTCAGCAATATGAGCGACTTCCTACATACAGGGGCGGTCAGTGGTGAAGCAATCCCGATGAACGTCACTCCCTCGCGGCTAGGACGATTACAGCAAGGCTTTAGCGACGAACATTTGACGTGGAATCCAAACATCCATGAAAGGGCTAACGCTGCTGGCCAAAGAGCATACGGCGCGATGACAGGGGAATTGGAACGCACTGCACCTGAAACAGTCCCGCTCAATTCTCGGATTTCTAACCTGATTCCTGCACAGAGAGCGGCAGATTCGTTGACGCGGGAATCGTCAGTAGGGCAGAAGGTTCTAGGACGATTCGGAGCGCATACCGGAGCACTCGCAGGGGCAGGAATCGGGGGAGGGATAGGATACAAAGAAGGCGGAGTCCCTGGGGCGCTTGCTGGAATCGTTTCTGGTGCAGTCGCGCCAGAGTTGATAGCCTCGCCAGAGGGAAAACTAGCAATGGCGCGTCTCCTGAATAAAACGGCGGCATTGAGGCCGCTAGTCGGCACCGCTGCACAGTTTACGAGAAAGAAGGACGATGAATGATAGTGCTTTTCTGCATGGCGCTGGTAGTAGTTCGGATTCTGTATTCAGTCGCGGAAATCTACTTTGAGCGCGATTGGCCGCGACACACTTGGAGGGGGTTGTTGGCATCTATAGCCCTCTTTGCATTTTCTGTTTCGATATTTGCTTAAGGAGTAACACAATGCCCACGATGAACACGTCCGCTTTCGCACCGCTGCCCGAGGTTGCGCTTCCGGGAAAGCCCGCGTATGTATACGGGTCACTCGCCACCGATACACAGGATATGCTGCTACAGGTAACCAACGTCGCGGCAACGGGCGGCACGGCTACCGTGTCGGTATATGTCCTCGCGGGAAACATTCCCGTCGTCGGCAATCTGATCTCGATTGCTGGCACTCAAACCTCCAGTGGTCTGTTCAATGTTTCCTCTGTGCCGCTGACCAACGTCACCATCAACGCGACGACCGGCATCGGGTCTGTCCAATTCGCGCTGGTTGGCACTGTCAGCAGCGTTGCGGACGCTGGACAAGCCATCGTGCCTATCCAAGAGGTTCCCGAGACGCTGGCGGCCAATACGAGCGTTCCGGTCTATATTCCCTCGCAGGAACCGAACGACATGGGCGAGAAGAGCATCACGACCGCGATCACCTTCCCGACGATGCCCACGGCGGCAACCGTGAAGCTCTATTCGGCTATCAACCTGCCCAAGAATCTGCCGGGGTCTGCTGGGTCCGAGTGGACGCTGGTTGGAACGGTGGCTACGGTGGCGGCATCCGCGCAGACTATCGGCCCACTGTTCACCGAAGATACGAGCGCAAACACGGCGGCTCTCGCTGGTCGGTTCTTCTGCCTGCAAGTCACGGGCGTTACCGGGTCCGGGCTCATCACAGCCAAAATGATTTCGTAGTGGTAGAAAGATGAGGCGCAGCAAATGACGACCTACTATCGGCGCGACGACGATGTACAGAATGGCCTGGGGCAAGCCATGCCGAATATCGCCGTCACCTATCTGACGCAACCGGGCAACACCTTGGCGACTGTCTACGGCGCAACGACGGGCGGAACGCCTATTGCCAACCCGCAGTACACAAACGGGCTAGGTCAGGCGGTCGCTTACCTTGCTGCGGGGCAGTATACGGTGACATATTCGGGGTCGCAGATTCAAACGCTCACTTACACAGACCAGAGCATCGGTGGCGCATTTCCGGGTGGATCCGGTCCGCTGGTTATCACGCCGAATCCGAATGGTGTGGTGCGCGTCTTCACGCTGTCACAAGCTCCGCCGAATCCAAGCGCGGATTTGGTATTCGTGGCTGGTTCGTATGTTCCATATGGGGGAACGACATACACGGTGAGCGGAACAACGCTCACATGGCTCGGCGCGGTTCCTCCACAGACAGGAGATTCCTTTGACTACTTCATCCTTTAGATTAGGTATTTTGTGGCTTGCCTCTTGCGTAATCGCGCTGGGGCAGGGTTCGCAACTGCCGAAGTACACAGTGGCAACGCTCCCATCTGCATCGACGCAGCCTACATACACGGTGCAAGTGATTGACGGAATCTCCGCGTCCGATTGCACGGTTGGGGGTGGTTACTTCAATGTCATTTGCGTAGTCAATGGAGGAATATGGCAGTCTGCGGGCGTCGGCGGCATCCCTGGATGGACGATCACCGGATCTGGCTCATCGCAGGTGGCAGCGGCTCCCGGCACGATATCGGCGGGCGCTTCGGTGCAAGCCCCACTAGTAGGTCCACGCTACGTTGTAAGCAACTTTTCCGGAGCAGATACACTCACTCGAATCAACGCTTGCAATGCCACGGTGATCGCAGCGGGCGGCGGCATTTGTGACGCAACTACGGACAGTACCACGGCCACGTACACGTCTACTATCTATGTTGGATGCAGTATGGATGGAACGCATGGTCCGACGTGCCCCCTCAATTCCAGCAGCGTTCAATACTACCCTCATGTAGAGCTTATCTTGCCGGTAGCAGGGCGGTGGGCATTCAATATCACAGATGGAGTGAGCTGCGGACTGTACCAGAACAACAACACAGACATTCTTAGTGACTCCACTAACTCAGCGTCAAATCCGACAATTTTGACAGATGTTAATTCTTCTACCTATATGAGAGCCCTGTACTGTACAGATAACTCAGTCAGCGGCTCATACGGGTACTACCACGCAAAAGGGTTTTCTACGCAGGTATATTACGGCACAATGACTGGTGCAGTTGTGGATGTACGAGGCCGAGTCTACGACCAAAGCCAGTTTGAAGGAATTGGCGTGTACCTCAGTTCAGGAAACACCAATCTGAATCGCGCTATTTGGATAGAGCAGCCTTGCTGCCAAGCGACGTTCGATAGGCTGAATGTGGTATCGAGTGGGATGGGTATCCCTCTGACTATCGGGCAGGGGTCATTTGCAACCGGCATAAGCACCACGTCAGGTTCTCCCACAATATCCTACACTGCGGTGTCACTCAACCCGACTGCGCTTGTTGGCCAGTATGTATACACGGAACGCGGCGATCCGCTAACGAATGTCGGTATTTTCGGATACACGATCTTGGCGGTAAACACATCTGCTAAAACTATGACGCTTAGTGGAAACGCCACAGCATCGTCTGCTTCTCCCGGCGTGATTGAAATTCAACCGTCGGGAGTAGCGGGGCCACGCTCGATTGAAGTGAAAAACAGCACATTCAATTTTCCTGAGAATGGAATGCCAAATGTCTTTGTGACAGGCAACTATAGTACATCAGGCGTGTACCTTCACGACCTGTATATGGAGCGAGACGGAAATTCTGACACGACGACCGCTGATATTATTCTCGGCCAAAATGTGCAGAATGTGACAATTGACAATCCGTACCAAGCATCCAAAGGGTACGGGAATGACCCCCCGATATTGACAAACTACACAACCATGCAAACGTGGAACATAACTGGAGCCGCGACGATAACAGGAATAGTAGACGCGGCGAACGGTGTCACGATTAGCCCGTACGTGCGCGGTGCTTCTTCTGGTAGTTCTTGGGGTGGCGTAGTCTCCTATAATCCTAGCCAATCGGGAGTAACTACGACGTCGCTCTCTATTAAGCAAGTGGCTACGCCACCGGCACCGTATGGCCTAGCGTCTACGTCCGGCGGTAGCCTAGCCGCAGGAACTTATACTGTTTCCGTGTCGGCATTGGACGCTGTAGGCGAGATATCTGCATGTGCAGCGGGAAGTGGGCAGACAGCAGCAGGAGCTACCGCAGCATTTACGACAACTGGTTCTTCAGGTAGCGTAGCATTGTGGTGGACTTCTCCTAGCGGAGCTGCGGGATACAATGTATGGCTTAGCTCTGGGCAGTGCTTCAACACTGTAGCTCCATACTTTGTCCTCACAACTGGGACGGGTACAACGGGCACTATTCCAGTGACGAATACCAGCGGCAGCTTTCAACTAGCAGGCCCTTTCGCCATCGCAACGCTGGCAGGCGGAAGTTCGCCAACGTCTTCCATAACGATTGAACCGTCTAGCAACGGAGCAACCAGCGGGAACACCGGAAAAACAACACTGCTCGATCCCAACGGCAATTCCATACTGCAAATCATAGCGGGAGGCATGAATATTGGGAGTTCTACTGCCGGAAACTCTGTGAATACAAATGAGTACCAAGGGCCGCACGGAACGCTCGGGGCCTACTCGGTAACTTACGATGACTACCACAATCATTACATTACAAACAACGACACAGGGTCGATCATTTTGCAGTCTCCGCAGACCTATATCAAACTAGGAGAC